AAGGTAAAATAATGGCTGCTAATGTAATGCATTATTTTAAAAATGGAACTAAGTATTCTGGTAAAACACATAAGATGAATGGTCAAATTCATAGTGGTGCTACCCATAGCAAGTCATCAAAACAAGTGTTTCATTATAAAGATTTAAGTGCAACAATTAAAAAGAAAATAAAGAAGTAAATAAAAATGGCAAAAGCACCTAAAACAACAATTGGTTTAAAAATTGAACGTATTCCAATTAAAAAGAAAACTACAATTGGTAAAAATGATTCAATGATTAAAAAAAGTAGTTTAAATAAAAATCAACGCCGTTCCTATAAAAAATACAGGGGTCAAGGAAAATAATGGCAATTTCTCGTTCTTCTATTTCAATGCAGATTTCCAAAGCACCAATGAAAAATACAAAGAAAAAGAAAACTAAAAAATTAATTAAGAAAAAAAGGATTAGTTATGGCTCTAAATGAAAGTGATAAAAAGAAACTACAACGATATGGTTTATCTGGTTTAAACAAACCTAAGAAAACTCCAAGCCATCCTACAAAGAAAGGTATTGTAGCTGTAAAAGATGGTGAAAGAATTAAAATCATTCGTTTTGGTGATCAGAAGATGGGGCATAACTATTCTCCTGAAGCACGTAAATCATTTAAGGCTCGTCATGCTGCAAATATTGCGCGTGGTAAAACAAGTCCTGCATATTGGGCTGATAAGTTTTTTTGGGCTGGCCCTAGTGGATCAAAGAAATCTCCACCTAAAGGTCAAAAACTAGTTCGAGGAAAAAAGTAATATGCCATCATCTGCTAATTATATTCGTAATTATGGAAAGGATGGAGAGGGAAAATATGATTCCTCTGCCAAAAGAAAAAAAGATAGAGCTAGACGTAATGCAGCTAGACAAAAAATGTTACGTTTAAATAAAGTTAAAAAAGGTGATAATAACGATGTCCATCACGTAGGTGGTAAAACTACGAGTAAAATTCTTAAAGTTAAACCTGCATCTAAAAATAGGTCATATAGTAGAACTAAAACTGCAAGTAAAAAGAATCCAAAATCTTAGGAGTAATAAATGGCTACAAGCGGAACATACAATTTTAACTTAGATGTAGATACTATTATTCAGGAAGCTTCTGAATATTTAGGTGGAGAAGTTACACTAGGACATGAGGTAGAATCAGCTAAACGATCAATTAATTTAATTTTAACTGATTGGCAAAACCGTAATATTAATTTATGGACTGTCAATACAACTGTTGTTTCTGTAACAACATCTGTTACATCTTTAAATTTATCAGATTCTACAATTGATGTATTAAGTGCCGTTGTAACTCGTGACAACAGAGATTTAAGTATGCTTCGTATTTCAATGGATGAATACTTACAAATTAATAATAAGTCTCAAACTGGTAGACCATCGCAATATGCAGTTCGTCGTAATAGGGATAATCCAACTGTATTCCTTTATCCAATTCCAGAAAATTCAACAGATACAATTAAGTTTGAACAAATTAGAAAAATTCAAGATGTAAATCAAACTGCAATTGAAAATGTAGATATTCCAACTAGATTTTTACCATGTTTAACAATGGGATTAGCATATTATATGGGGATTAAACGTCCGAATGTATCTGCCGAGCGACTAGGGTTTTTAAAAGGAAATTATGAAGAATTGTTATTATCCGCACAGTTAGAAGATCGTGAGCGTACAAGTTTATTTGTTAAACCTAAATTGCGTGTAGTATAATGGCAAGTAATAAGAATGCATATGGACTTTGTGATATTTGTGGATGGCGGTATCCTTTAAAAGATTTAAAGTTTGATACTGCTCGAAATTTAGTTTGTCCAACAGACTTTGATGGTGCCTTTGATAAAATTAATCATCCTCAAAATTTTACAGCTAACCTAACGGAAAATATTGTAGTTAGAAATCCAAGACCCGATCCAAATATTGATAGAAATCTAGAGTGGCAAAATGGTTCTAATATTTGGAATACAACAACTCAAGAGTGGCAAAGTATATAAGGAGTTAAAATGTCAACACTAAACGGAAGAACAATTGCCAATACTTATAAAGATTTGCTACATATTGAAAATAATAATCTTGGATTAGATGGCTCAACCCGTGCTATTCAAGATGGATCAGGTCAAAGTTCAAAATTAAAAATTTCTCAATCTACTGTTAATGTAAGCGGCACATTTCAAATTAATGGGCAGACATTAACAGCTACAGTTTCTGCGCTTAATAATATTACAGACTTAACTGCAGTTACAGGAATGGTTGCAGTTAGTGGTACAAATGTTTATGGTAGAACATTAACTGGTGGAACTGGTGTTTCCATTACCAATGCTGATGGTACTGAAGGTAATCCAACTATTGCATTAAATCCAAGTGGTGCAACTTCAGGTACTTATGGTCCGGTTTCAAATATTACAGTCAATAGCGTAGGACAAATTACTAATATTACAGTTCCTGCTAGTATTTCTGTAGCGGAAGTTAAAGGCTCAACATTTACAACTGAATATTTAAATGCTTCTGCTAATGTAAGTATTACTGGTTCTACTCATATTGTTGGTCCTTTAACCGTAGACGGTATTCTATCCGCAACTGGTATTGTAGCTACGAGCCTCACATTTAATGGTGATATTAATGTAGGTGGAGCTTCCTTTACAGCTAAGATTAGTGGAACTGCAGCAGAATTTTCAGGAACTGTTTCTGCGGCTGCTTTTGTTGGAGATGGTTCAGGGCTAGTTAATGTGCCATCTGCAGAAGGTGGTACAGTTAAATTTATTACTGCAGGTACTGGAGTTTCAATTACAGTTGATGGGGCTACATCAACAAGTATTCCAGTTAGCGGTACATTAAGTTTAAATGCAAATCAATCATTTGGAATTGTATCTGCTACTAATATTGATACGGATGAACTTTTAATTGCTGGTGTATCTGCTGCAACTGTAAATGAAGTTGCTGCAGTTTCTGCATTAACCCAAACTAATCTAGATGCAATTACAAGTATTAATGCTGTAGTTGCTAATGTATCTGCGCTAACTTCTGTTAATACTGCCGCTATTACAAGTATTAATGCTGTAGTTGCTAATGTATCTGCTTTAGTTTCAACTAACTCTGCAGCTATTACAAGTATTAATGCTGCATATACTTCAGTAAGTGCAGCCCTAGAAGCTAGAGTTGCTACTGTATCTGCATTAACATCTGTAAATCTTGCAGCAATTACTTCAATTAATACTGTAGTTGCTAATGTTTCAGCTTTAACATCCACCAATGCGGCTGCAATTACTTCAATTAACAGTGTTATTACTGCACTATCTGCAACGGTAGCAACTAGCATTGATACCGCAAATACTCGTATTACATCTGTAAGTGACTATGCTGTAGCTTTATCAGCTACAATGGCAACAAGTATTGCTACTGCAAATACCAGAATTACATCTGTCAGTGACTATGCTGTTGCGTTATCAGCTACAATGGCAACTAGTATTGCTACTGCAAATACTCGTATTACATCTGTGAGTGATTATGCCGTAGCTCTTTCTGCAACTCTTGCAACTAGCATTGCTAATTACCTTCCACTTGCAGGTGGAACAATTACAGGAACTGTATCGGCTCAAGAAGTTGATGTAAGCTCAATTGGAATTGGAACTGTAGCTGGAGCAAAACGACTTACAATGAGTGGCGCTGCCGTTGCTCAATATGCTTCTCTTACAGATGGAACATCAATTGCAGTAGATTTTAATACGGCTCAAAACTTTATTGTTCAGCTTGCAGGTAATAGAACTTTAGAAAGCCCAACAAACTGTGTTGCAGGACAAACTGGTAGTATTATTATTGTTCAAGATGGAACTGGTGGTAGAACTTTGGCATACGGAGCTAATTGGAAATTTGCTGGTGGTACTGCTCCTACACTTTCAACTGGTGTATCTGCAGTTGATAGATTAGACTATATTGTATATACTTCACTAGCAGTACAAGCTATTGCAACATTAGATATTAAATAAGGAAAAATAATGGTATTTGCAAATAACTTATTAGCAGGAGCAGCAGCAGGACTGGGTGGGGCAGGATATACTCCCGCTGGGGCAATCTATCTCGACGGGTCTACTCAATATCTAACCCAGACATTTAGCAGTTCCGGTGATCGTGACGACTATACTCGTTCTGTGTGGATAAAGCGTTCTGGTCTTGGTAGCTATATGAAAATATTCGATACTGGCCCAGACGGAGGCAACAACGAAGAGTCTTTGTACTTTGACCCTAACAATAATCTGTATTGGACTATCAACGACAGCAACGTAACTCAATATAACTATAAAACCTCTGCTGTTTTCCGCGACCCTACAGCGTGGACGCATATTGTTTGCTCACGCACAGGAACCACACTCACTTTATATATTAATGGTGTTGTTGTTACTGCATTTGCCACTAGTACAAATAACGGAACTACTAATAACGGACGCTGGACACATACAGATCAAAATTTAATTGGTCGGTATTACTTATCGGCAAGTGAATATTTTAATGGTTATCTAGCTGAGATCATCCAAATTGATGGCACTGCCTTAGGTGCAGACAGTTTTGGTGAGTTCGACGCCAACGGCAACTGGGTTCCGATTGATCCTTCGGGGTTAGCTGATTTAACTAGCTCCGTAATCGTTCCAAGCGGTGATGGAACTATTATTTCCGACCTTACGTCCAGCGAAAGTAGTATCTTTGATGGGTCAACTACATCCGGTTACGCTCAAAAATCCTCTGCAACTTCTGTGTATGCTGGTAAGGATTGGGGCAGCGGAGTTACCAAGTCGATCACCAGTGTTCGTATCTACGGCAAATCTGGCTTTGATAACTCCAACTTCATTGATAGTTATTCCAGCACGGTAAACTACAAACTAGAAGGCTCAGCTACTGGGGCTTGGTCCGGTGAAGAAGTCTTACTCGGGTCAACCTCTTTTACCGACGATGACGCCTCTGCTTATCAAGAGCTAACTCCCAGCACCATAACGGCGTATCGTTATCATCGTGTAGTGTTAGATGGTTTTACCTCTAATACTGTGACTTGGGGCGAGATTGAATTTTTCACCACAGAGACAACTGGCTTCGGCACCAACGGATTCTGGCTCAACTTCGCTGACAGCGCCGATCTTGGCAATGACGTTTCCGGCAACGGTAATGATTGGACGCTTAATTCCATCACCAGCGCCAACTCCACTTCTGATCGTCCTGCTGACGACGCGGCGAACGACAAAGGAAACTATTGCACGATTA